ACTGTAACCAAATCGTCTGCGTATCCGTAATAATAGTCAACCCCATATGGGCGAGTTACATAGTCTGTCTCTTCTTCAAGAACTCGCTCTTCACCAAATAGCGGTTTTACTTTTATTTCCGTAATTGACGATATTGGTGTATTTTTAAAATAAATTGCTGGGGGTGGAGAAGCCCATGTGGTCATGTCGTATTTTGGACTGCTTTCGAAACCGTAGTTATACGTATTATCGTTTGCTGTAAGGAATGTGCTCATCGGAATTCCGGTGTGAGACGAAGTGAGACGATGTTCTTCCGTGTATTCGGAAACTTCAATCGGTCTTTTTAGATAGCCCTCAAGCTCGCTCTGCAGTCCGGCAAGAATCATTGTCGCGGCGTCTTCTTGCCTCGCAGTAAGCGAGATGTCCATATATGTTTTGATGTCAAAAATAGATGCGAGCATTTCGGCCTCTCGTCAAATGATGCAATAAATTGCTGATATTAAATTTTAACATTAAACACGTATCCCCCTTGCCAACACTATGTGCTAGCTTCTGGGTATGGCCGAGGAAGCAAAAATTGTTCGAATTCCTAAGGAAAAACAAAAAGAACATGTTGTTGACATAATTAACCATGTATCTGAAATTCTTTACTATTTTTTCGAGGAAAATGAAGAACTAGAGAATGAAGAGCAACTCGAAGAGTTCGTGCTCTTCGTTTGGGATATTGCCGTTCTGTGCATGGGTTCTCTCAATATGAGAATCGTCGGCGAAACAAAAGATGGAAAAATTCTGGCTGAAATTTCTCCAGTTGAAAGCGTTAAACAAATGCTGATGGAAAAAAGTATCGGTGAAGAGGGTGAAGCCTATTATGAAGATGACATTGACGAAACAACTAGCGAAGGTGCAGAAGTCGACCTTGGCGATTGGGAATCAATCTTTACTAGCTAGGTAAATTATCTAGCCCGTTTACGCGGCGTTGTCGACTTTGATGCTTTTCGTGGTTTGGTTGGCTTCTTTGCCCCACGCGTTTTCTTGGCCGTGCTCATTTTGTTGTCGCGCCTTCCGGCTGTCGCAATTGTTCTGTCACGCTTTTTTTGAAGTGGAGTTTTTGGTGTAGCTTTTCTTCTTCCGCCAGGACGTGAGGTTGTCATTCTTGGACGAATAGTTTTTCCATACCGTTTAGCTATATTGACTTTGTCAAGGTCATCTTGTCCACGTATTTTTCTTGCTGGCTGGCCACCGTAAGATACTGCACCCTTCTTCGACATTCGGTCATAGAAACGTTTTTGTGCATCCATGAATTTTCTTGGGCTTGTCCGTCCAATATATGTTGCGCCACCAACTGGGTTAAGTTTCTTTTGCATTTCTTTCGTGTCTTTGGCGCTGATAAATGTGCGACCTGGATTTGCTCCTCGGTACTTTACGTGCTCGTCAGCAACTGTACGTTTCTCGAGTCCGTCTTTTCCTCTTGCGAGTTTTGCACGCTTAGTTTTTTCGTAAACCCATTTTCCATTGGCCCCCCTCTTCCGGCGCGAAAGATTAATTCCGTCCCCGGAATACTGAGCCAGTGTTCCCATGTCACCGAATTTTCGTTTCTTTATGTCTGCAGCACTTACACCAAAAAATGTTTGAGCTGCTTTTACGTTTCGTGCCAACGTCTTCGAGTCACGGTCGTTAAGTTTTCGCCCACGACGCTTGAGGTCAGCCTCGAGGTCCTGAAAGCTGACAATTTGATTCATTATGTATGCGGCGTCATCAGAAATGTCAGGGCCGTACCGTACACCAGGCATGTTGCTCCTTAAGCTCTATAAAAATATAGCAGAAAAAAATGTTCTTTATCTGTCAGGATTTGGCGGAGATTCAATAACCATCTTGTCCGATACCGGAAGAGACGATGGAGCCTCTATTGGAACCCATGCTTTGGCGTAATTATGTTCTTTTATTTTCCTTGCTTTTAGGACACTTCCGTCAAGCATTAATGAAAGCTCTTCGTTTCTCATTGAAAGTAACTCATTAAAGTCGCTATTTCTGTAGTCTCCGGAGCGTTTTGCTTTTCTAATTATTTCCGATGTTTTTGCAGCCACAACAGTTGAACGCCCACGATTAAGGCGCAAATGCATAATCATTGCATCTATCTGGCTAACGTCATGAAAAACAACTGGAATCTTTCCATCAAGTTGTTCATATATATCGTCAATATTGCTTGCAAGAAGAAATCTTTCAGAACCATCAATTATTTCATTAGACGAGCGCCTTACATGAATTGGTTGAATGAAACCAAACTCCATAAGTGAGCCAGAAATGATAAGAAGTTCTGGTCTGAGGACATATGTTGCGCGCCAACTTGGAACCACGAGCAAGTCCATATCTACATATTCAATATTAATAGCCATCGCCGTAAAGTTCCTGTTCTAGGTCCGCTGTTCGTATGGTGTGGGCTTTTGTTCTTGGCCCGACTGGTGTTGGTGAGTTTACGTCAATTTCGTTAAGCATCAAGTTCCTTATAAGCCAAGCAACCGGGTAACCATGCGGGTCGGTTAGGTGTTTTTTGCGAAACTTAGAAACGAAGACTCGCGCCTCCATCTGCCTGCGTGAGCCAACTAGGTATTTATCAATAAAGGCCGAGGCACCAGCAAATCCGTCTTTGGCATAAGAGGCGATAACTTTTTCTACGTCGTACTCTGGCCACACTCTACGCTGAGCATCAATGTATGGGAAGCATTCATAAAGACGGTCGTAGAATTCTGGCTCTGTTGCAATCACATCACCTATCCGTCTGATTGCCGTGGCGTGTAGCGGTATTCCTATTCTTGTGTTGCTACCCGTAGCAACAGCTAGGTCATAGTATTCACAGTAATCTGCGCCGTGTTCCTCAATTATAAATTTAAATACATCGTTTGTGTTCCAGTCATAAATTATTTTTGCAAACTTTAGTGGTATGCCGCGCTTCAGTTTGTATGGCGTAACGATGTAATTTTCATGAAGTTTTTGGACAATTGAGCGGTAACGAACCATTGATTCGCTGGCGCGAACCCCAGTTAGAAAAGCAACGTTTCCCTTCTTTCCCTGCATTGTGTAGTAATCGGTCTGCTCTGGCAGCGATACATCGTGATTCAACCCAAAGTGTTTTCCAGTAATTGCCCATGGTGGAATCTCCCTGACAAGACGGTCCTGTTTTCGTCTCTGGTCACTCCATAGCAGCGTCGTTATTCTGTGCCCAAGAACCCAAACTTCTGCTGGATATGGTAAGCAATACCACTCCATATCGACCCAGTCATAATTTCGAACTTGTTCTACATATTTGACTACTGCAGGACTAACCATTTCTTCGTCACGAAAAATCACCTTCACTGGACCAAGACCGCGCTCTTCGTGGATTTCTTTTGCAAGATACAGAACCGCTGTTGAGTCTTTTCCTCCGGAGAACTGCACACAAACGGTGTCGAACGTGTCGTATACGTGACGAATGCGTTCACGTGCTGCATCAACACAGCTCATATCCAAAAAGAGTCGCTGTCTAGTCATTATTAACTATCAAATCTCGCAGTGTTCATCAATGAAGTTCATCAGTCTTTCTGCCGTTGTTGAGCCATCTATACCTGGGTTAGAGCGCAACCACCTGATGAAGTCATACCAACGAGATTGCTGTTGTGGTGAATCAAAAACAAGTGTGTACTGAACAACTGCCTGCGGAGCAGACGAGGGTGAAACAGTGGTTGAACCGCGAATAGCAGCATCGCGCTGGTCTACCCCGCCCTTTGCTGAAAGATGCTGACCATCTCGTGTTTTGGTTACCTCTACTGTATTCATGTCTACAGATTGTCTTGGCTGGATTGATGCTGGAGAATCTTCTTCATCATCAACCAAATCATCTGGATTATCAAACGACGCATTTGGATTGACGATTACAGGTGGCCTATATTCTCCGCTGTCAACCACCTGGTGGTTTTCACGTATCGATTTTTGTTCTATTTCAGCAATATCAAATTCATCCCAGCCAAGTCCATCCATTAACTCTGGGTAGTAATCACTAATTTCTAAGACAAAATCATTAAGCAATTCTGGCTCGGTATATCCGAGCTCCATGGTTCTGTTGTCTGCTAATGCGAATGCAATTGCTCGCTTGTCGTCCACATCATATTCAACTGCTGCAATCTTGTCCCACCCGAGACGCTTTGCGGCTTCAAATTGATGATTTCCCGCAATAACGGTTGATGTTCCATCTCCGTTTGGGCGCACAACGATAGGTTTGATTTGGCCAAATTCTGCATACGACGACATGATTGCTTCAACGTTGCCTCGCCGCGGATTGTTGTCAAGCGGGAAAAGCGTGTCGATATCTACCGCAAGCGAAAGAAGCGATTCATGTATTCCATTAGCCATAAGTTAAACCTGTGTCCTGACATTTGCATTGAGTGTTCGGATTGCATCCATTGAAGCACGAATAGACAGAAGCGACTCACGCTTTGACTTCACCAGCGCCTCGGCACACTTGTACTCGAAATTCTGCTGGTCCATTTTGTAATCAGCCCATGCTTCACGCTCTTTGATTGAGCCTTTAGCAGAAAGATATTCCTTGGCCCAATTTGACTTATAAAGCGCTTCTTTTTTTGCACAATCCATTGCGAGCGTTTCGAACTGCTCAGTTTCGGTCTCGAGCTTGTCCATCAAGCGAAGCAGCTCTTGTTCAATCTCGACTTGGCTTATTGGGTTATTTCTCATTTCTCTCCAAGCTGTTCAATGTAGGCATTTAGTAGCGTCCAATCTACTTTCTCTAGACCAGAGACGTGCGTGGCTGGCCAGTCAAATCTAGGACTCCCAAGGCGAGCCAGAACCATCTCTTCCATAATCCAAGCGTCGCATTTATCATCTGCACCAGGGTTTGACCACACTAGTCCTGTTTTTGCAGATATGGAAGAAATTACTTCATTTTTAGAAGCATTGCCTTTTCCTGTTGCAAATTTTGCTCTACATGTTGGGGGAATCACGACTACTGGCCTGCCCAATTCCCAAAGCAAGAGACGAATCACACCACCAAGTTCACCAATTGAATGTGCCTGAGAATTCCTGGAAGCAAACGAATACCCCTCCATGGCAACAACGTCAATCGAGAATTCAATGATTAGGTCTTCAACTTTGCGTTTTATCAACCACAAACGATGCGGTCCAGTTTTGTCGACAGATATAACTCCGGTTTCGCCATTGTGGCAATAACCAGTGGACGTTAGGGATAAGTCGAGCGAAAGAATATTCACTTAGTAGACATTAACCTAAAAAGCAAAGACCCGCCGAACTTCTAGCCTGTCCGGCGGGTGCTACTGGCGCTGGTGGTTTTACGTCTGGCGTAGTTTTGCCGTAGCTCGCGCTACTAGACCTTTGACCACCTGCCTTTCTCTCGCTAAGAGTAGATGTTGGCTAGATGAAAAAATCGTAACACTAAAAATAAATACTGATTAGTAAACCAATTAAAAATTAATTTGTTTAATTTTGAACATGCAAGAACCGGGTGCCGCACGTTGCCCTGTGCACCCGGCCCTCGCACCTATAACGGTCCTAAGGATTACTACATTACACCCGTAATAAATACTGAAAGTGTTAATAATAAACTTTTAAAAAAGAATATCTGTAGTAAGCTGTTTAACTACTCGAAGGAGAAAACATGTCCGGAATTATCGCACCATCCATAGTTAACTACGATTGGACCGTAAAAATCAGCGACCCATCTTTTTTGAATGTGTCATTCCCATTCAGAGTCAAGATTGTATCAATCTGGTTCACCACACAAGCGATTTACGGCAACACGGCTGGTTTCTGGCAGGGTGATGAGACAACTTTGGACATTGAGACAACTGACAGAGTTTTGGCTCTTGCGGCTTATAAAGCAAAGAATTCCAAGACTCAACACAGCATTTACGACAACCCAAACGACATATTGTACGCATTTGAAGACCTTGGCTACAGCCAGAGCATAAACGAAGAACTTAAGCCAACAATGTGGCTTGGCAATCCAGACGATGCCGCTGGAAGAATTGGTGCATTCTGCACAGAGGGTGGCGGTTTCGGAGGAAATGCAATGAGCCTTAGAAGTACTGCTGCATCACCTATTGAAAAATCACGCGCTACAAACTCCAATTGGAGCGAAGAAGAGTGGAATGAACGGACGTACCTCGCAGATGCTGCGGTTATGAATACCGACGAATTCCTCCAGATGTTCGTCTACAACGTCGATGGCAACTGGGACGACTACGAGAATGACGCAAAGGTCATCATCTCGATTGCATACACTGGTATGTCTGGTGAAGATGCTGTTTCTGCTACACAAAAGCCATGGGTTGATTGGTGGAACGACTAACCTAGCCTAATGCCTTTTAAGCAACTTTGGTTTTGGGAATCAGGCAAATTAAACAACAGATGGGCGGAAGTTCATGCTTTCTCGACGGAGGAGTTTGAGCGTCCTTCCACTGTTGTTTCTAAAGATAAACCTACTAGCGCTGAATCGGTTTGGTATGGGTCTCTAGACTCAGAAAATAATCTTTTCATAAACTGGAAAGACGAAGACATTATCGGGATTACCCCTCCTCTTTGGTATGTAGTGAAAGATGCGCCGCGTCCACATCCGAACGGTCCAGCAATACCAATGATGTTTATCTATGCATTATTCGGAGATGATTTCCCATCCGGAACAATAGTTATGGAAAGTGACTTAATAAACAAAAAATTTCTCGGACGCTCTCAGCGTGTTGGGTTTTTGCAATGGTTTAAGCAAGATTCAAAAATACAACAAATATTCGTAGAAGAAAAATGGCGTCGCAAGAGAATAACGCTGGCCCTATTCGGTGTTGCTGATTTGGTTATTGTTTCTGGAGGTTACGGACAATTTCTTAATGGCGGAGATGTGACTACGAATGATGGGGAATCCCTCAGAGATGCCTGGGCAGGAAGCAAAAGGGTTGCCCCAAGAATTGGTTCTGTAGAAAACTAGCGTTCCCATCCATGCTTGGCTAAACCAAGGTCGAATGCAAGCTGCGGGTTGGCGTTAATTCTTGCGTGACAAGGCCTGCATACAGCCAGGATATTTTCTTCGTCCAGAATCGAACCGCCCTGTGAGCGACGAATAACTTCATGCAGGTCTCTGCTTAGATGGTGATTGAAAGTTATTTTTCCGTCGTGTGTAGCAAATATTTTGCATGCTTCACACAGCGGTCTTTCTTGAAGAACCTTCTCAACAAGCTTTCGGCGCTCCACATATGTATCAGACATTTTTTTGCTTCGTTTGCGAATTGCTTTTCGCGGCTTTGCTTTTGTTGCTGAACGCTTTATCGGCGTGCGCTTCAATGGCTTTTTACGACGAAGCATACGAATCTCCTATTACATGTTTAGAGCGTGAATCTCCCTGCTGGGCACATTAAGTGTGGCTTTATTACAAATTATCGCTAGTGACGGAATCGAATAGCCACTTATTGTCAAGTGTAGACCACAGAGCCCTATCGATGGCGGTATCTTCAAGGTCAAATGAACGCATAAGGGTGCGATGAGTGACGATTGCCCTCCGAAGAAATTCAACCTGGTCCCATCCATCGGTCTGTATTTCTGCGCCGGTTTCAATCATGTTCATGACTTCGTCAAGACGCTTGTCTACATGAAACTTAAACCGCTTAACGCGAGTTGCTTTCGTGTCGTAATAAGATATTGCTTCTCGACTTAACTTGGAGCCAGCTGGCCCAAGCGAGGAATAACGAAGATTGTCTGATTCGGCATCTGATTCGATATTGTCGATTTGATTCTGGAGGTTGTCAGACAATGCTAAAAGGGCATCTTTCCATCTTCCCCAGTTTTCTTTTTCTAGAAGAACCTGCTTATGCGTTGGGGAGAGCTTATTCTTCACCTCTTCCGCGACCATTCTTGCAAATGAATCATCGTTTAAAACTTGCATTATCTTCTCCTTGATTTTTAATTATTCCACGCAGGGCAGATTCCCTTGAAGCCACACCAATTGCAAAGAATCGATTTATTGGCAACAAATTCACCGGTCTTACAACATTTGTCAATTTCCTGTTTTGTCGATTGAATTGACTCAACGGTTGATTTAATGTCATCCAGTGAAACATCTTTTTCAAACTTCACTCCGTCTTTTAAATAGAGGAGTTCAACGGACTTTTGGTCAACATCTATGTCTAGGCTAGACAAAAGTTGAGTGTAGACAATCAACTGAAAAAATTTGTCGGATAGATAATTTTTCTTTGGAGTCTTCCCTGTTTTGTAGTCGCTAACTTTTGCGCTATTTCCATTAACGCTTAGCCTGTCGATGAATCCATGAATTTTTACTCCGCCTATATCTCCGCGAACGTAAGACTCCATACTAAAAGGAGCAACGGTAGTCGGGTCCTCAATTAGCCAAAGATTCTCAATACACCACCAAGCAGCCCAACGAAATCTGTTGAGTTCTTTCTCTGAGTGAATTACCGATGAAGCTTCTGCCGACCACTTATTCGCCCATTGGTTGCGAGCAAGGTCTTTTGCCTGCTCAAGAGTTCTAAGTTCTGGCGGAAGTTTGTACAAATCTTCAAGTACGTCGTGAACGAAATTTCCAAGAATTGCTTCTTGGCCACTTGGGTCATGGAGACCATCTATTTTGCTGTACTTAAATTTTTGCGGACACTGCCTAAACGTTCCCAGTGATGATGGGGATAGAAACTCTGGAGCGACAAATCCACCATCAGGAATTAGTGACATACTGCCCACCAAACTGAATTCGCAATGCCTCTGTGATGAGTGCTTGCAAGTCATCGATTGTGGCACTTGACTTCGTCGGCTTTGGTCGGCCACCAGAGTGGGTTGACCAGAACGAGTTCAACTCTTCCTTCTGTTCTTTCTTCAGCCCCTTGGTGATGTCGATGAAAGTATTCCATTTTTCCTCAAGCTCAGAAAGCGCAGGTGTTGGAACCTGTTCTGGAATACGCGCAAAACCATCATCTGATGCATCAAGAAGAATTGCGTCTTCGGCGTCCATAGCGTCAACCGAGCGAGCAAGATAGAGACCGACTCCCAATTGTTGGGCAGCCTTCTTTAACGCATCAGAAACCGCGCCCTTAAAGTCATTTCCAAGGTCAACTGGCTTTTGATTGCTCTTAGCGCGCTTTACGTTTGAGCCACCAAATCCATGTTTGACCACTCGCTTGTCGCCAATCTCTGCAGTAAGCGCAACGTGCGCTACCAATTCGTCTTGGTCAATTTCGTCGCGACGAACTGAAATAATTTCAAATGACCAGCCCTCCACGCCGAGAACCTTGTTTAGTCGATTGATTACTTCGCTGATTGGCAAGTAAACAAGTGATACGCCGCTCTTGACGATTGTGCGTTCTGATTCTTGTGGGAACTGCGCATACAGTTCCTTCATGATTGATGAAGCGTCTTTTACTTGATTTTGTTCCATGATGTTTTGTATCCCTTGTTGGTGGTGTATTTATTCGGAATCTTTTGGCTTACGGACAATAATGCTAGTCTTCAGTTCGCCAACTTCGCAATAATTGTCTGGATTGATTCCAATCTTGTTCAACTCCTTCACTCGCCAATATGACGGAGCACAATACGTAACCATATCCATGGCTATTTCTCGTGGTGACTTCAGTACTTCGCCGGTATCCATGTCAATGGACATCTTCACCAACTTGTCCGAAACCGCAGAAGCAAGCGCCTTGTGGTCCCACGACTTTCTGTCGTATGAAGATTTCTTCTCGATTTCTGCGCCGTTGTCCAATTTGATTGATTCAGTTGACCCCATGATTTTGCCAACAAGGTGTGCGTACCCGTCATAAACAAAAGTTAGGTCTCGCTTAAGGAAATTGATGTCTGCCAAAATTCCACAAGCAATTGGAATCTCAACATCAGAGTCAGCAATGGACTGAAGTTCTGAATCCAGTTCGGTAATCAGTGCGCGAATCTGCTCTATCTTTTCTACAGCATTCATTTTATTGCCCCTTTAATTCAGTAGTAGTTTAAGTAATTACTAAATCAGTATAGAGACACGCTTTCTCTGTGGCAACCCCAGGCCAGTTAAAAACGTAAATGCTCCGACAGCCGAGTCGACCTGGTCGTCGTGGTCGCAGGCTTCGGGGAAAGATGAAAATTCATCCATCCATGCAGTCAGCCAAGGTGCACGAATAATACGTACATTTCCGTTGGCTGCAGCGGCGGCGAATGGCCGTGCGCGAGTTTCTTTGTCTCCAGTAGAACGTATTGCCCCAAAATCGTACCCAGGAACCACATACCTGGCATATTGGTCGGCAAGTGCTTTACCCGACGAACCTGGTTCTTGTTCCATTCGTATTGATACTCCCAGACCATCTTCCTGAGCTGTCTGGGCAATCAGCTGCTCTACTTTTTCACCTTTTACTCGTGCTCGTTTTACATCCAGAATGTAGGCAACACCGCCGTCAAACATCATCAACGTTCCGACCGTATAGTCTGGATTCGGGTTGCTCTGGGATGGTTCGGTGGCAGCAAGGTCCCAAAATCTAACAACACGGGCAGAACTTTTGATTTCAGGGATTTCTTCTGGGTCGATAATAATAAATGAAGTTCTTTCAAAAAGAGTTCCGAGCGTTGTCGACCACCAGTCGCCCATTTCTAGGCGACGTCTTTCCACGGGGTCAAGTGCAGCAAGGGCCTGTCGGTACGATTCAGCGTCAATTCCTGGGTTGTCGGTCAACTTGGATGGAACGAAAATGCGGTTTTCCTGACGACCCTCAACAATGAATCTCTGTCTAACCCAGTTGGGAGCAGGGTTTGATGCTGAACGCATTCTTAATGGCACTTGAGAAATTGGTCCGCTCGCAGGGCGACGCAAACGGGAGAATAGGTAGCGATAATCAGATTCACGGATTTCGGTTACTTCGTCCATTCCAATGAACTGAAATTCCGAGCCTTTATAGCGTAAATAGTCATTGGCATTATTTAGATACCCGAATGAAATGCGGGCGCCAGATGGGAAAGTGGCGATGAAGCTATTTGCATTCCAATGCACATCATCGTAGTTGGACATCCAGGACTTAAAGCGGTCCATCAGGGCTCCGGGAAGCGAAAGGTCAGCGAAAGTTCTACGGAAAAGAATGGCCGAATACCCAGGCACATCTACATACTGGAGCGCAGCCATTAGCAAAGCGCTTGACTTTCCACCACCTGCTGCACCACCAAATAGGGCTTCTATTGAATTAGTTCTTAAAAAAACTTTTTGGTTTATTGATGGCTCTTCTGGGCAGAAGGGAGGCATCTTGGGTTGCAGATATTCGAGAACTTCAGCCCAATTCGGTTTTTGTGTCATGTAAATATCTCGGCGTCTTCTTGTCCACGGACAATCGTAAATTATGCGCTACTGTATCTTATATGCCCAAATTAAAAGAAGTAGTTAATAAAGTCAGTTCCAGGGCAAAGACAGTGTACAACAGGCGTACTTTCGCTAATTTATTCATGGTTTCGTTTATACTATTAACAAGTATTGGTGCTGGTCTCATTGCCATGCCCGTCGGTTTGATTGTTGCTGGTATCGGTTGTGGAATATTCGGATTTCTATTAGGGCTTGAGTAAATAAAATATGGGCTGGAACTCTCCAAAAGATAAATCACTCAAGTCGTCTGACTCAAAGCAGATTGCCTTTGGTGCACCAATTTCGGCAAACCCAGGTCTTGTACATAAACCATATCGAGATTCATGGGACATTGAACGCGCATATCGCGAGGGCATGTCCAAAATCACCTGGGTAAACAGGTGTATTGATGCAATTGCCGGTAATCAGGCACGACTGCCAGTGATTCTTCGAAAAGATAATTCCAACAAGGGCGAGATAATAGTTGGTAAAGAAGCAAATCGCTCCACGTTGCTCGAGCTACTAAACACAAGAGCCAACGTTGGAGAAAATAGTTTTATCTTTAGATATAGGCTTTCTGCACAGCTTCTTCTTGGTACGCGCGGAGCATTTATTGAGAAAATACGCGGAAGAGACGGCGGAATAATCGCCCTTAATCTTCTACCACCACAGGCAACGGCGCCAATCCCTCATCCGAAAACATTTGTTTCCGGCTATGAAGTTGCCATGCCCTACGGAGAAAAGGTAATACTTAAGCCAGAAGATGTTTGCTGGATTCGCCGTCCACACCCACTTGACCCATATCTGTCACTTACTCCGCTCGAGGCTGCTGGTGTAGCTATTGAAATTGAAAATCTTGCGAAGCTCTACAACAGAAACTATCTCCTTAATGACGGCCGTCCTGGCGGCTTGCTTGTAGTCCGTGGAGAAATAGATGAAGACGATAAAGAAGAATTAAAGAGCAGGTTCCGTGGTAACCTATCCAAGACTGGACATACAACAGTAATCGCAGCAGACGATGGCGTTGATTTTGTTGACACATCAGCGAGCCCGCGCGATGCCGCGTATATCCAGATGCGCCAAGTTACGAAAGAAGAAATTCTTGCTGCATTCGGTGTGCCGGAATCAGTAATAGGAAACGCAGCTGGAAGAACATTCAGCAATGCTGCGGAAGAAATACGTGTCTTCTGGATGGAAACAATGTTGCCGCACCTAGAACCGATTGCGCGAGCACTTGATGAGTTGGACGATAAAAACTATGTCGACTTCGATACGAGCGAAGTTCCAATTCTTCAGTTGTACAAGCAAGAGCGCGATAGATATTTGCTTACAGAGTTTCAGGCTGGATTGATAAGCGGAAACGAATACCGAATTGGTTCCTCAAGAAAAGAAGTTGAGTCCGACCTTGCTGACTCACTCCTCGCTAATCCAAACTTAATTCCGATTGCGAATACAAAGAAGAAGATGGACGAGAACGCTGCAATGGTCCCTGGTGCAGCCCCAGGTATGCCTGGAGCCCCCGGTATGCCACCAATTCCTGGAATGCCGCCAATGCCAGGTCAGGCCCCACCGATGGAAAACATCCCCCTTGACCCGAACACGATGCAGGGTGCAATGGCCGAGGTTACACAAACAGGCGAGCTTGCTCAAAGTACACTCCCGCCAGAAGCAGCCGCATTACAAACTGGAGCTGCACCAACTCCACCTGGAGCGCTCACCGCAGAAAGCGGCGAGATGCAGTACAAATCAGCTGAGCCAGCTGTCGAAGACAGAACAGAAACTTCAATTGAGCGTTGGTCGGAAATACTTTCACGAGGAATTGAGAGAATTCTGGAAAGACAGCAACGAGTTGTACTGGAAAAGTCTGGTGGAAGCAAGGCAAGAAAAGGGCTCATGGCTGGAACGCTTGACATCGATTCAATACTCTCGATTGACTCATGGAATAAGCAATTTGAAGATGACCTAAAGCCAGTTGTTTCCGCGATTATCAATGACTCGCATGAATCAAAACGCGAAAGAATGCATGTAAAGGGTTTGTCGCCAAGAGCTATACCGCCTCTAGATTTCTTGAGAGCTGTTGATTCACACGTTGCAAATATCAAAAAAATAAATGAGCAGACAGCCTTTAACATCAATGAAATAATGCTTAAATCGTTTGTTTATTCTGACGAAGAGCGAAGATTTTCATCCTTCAGACAAGAGCTAATTGAAATGTATGCAAATCTTCTTGCAAAAGAACATGTCGAAATTGCTGAAGAAGAGACACGCCGAGCCTGGAACTTCGCTCAGTTCTAACTATTTCACTAAATAGTTTCTGTAAAAGAAAAGCAATTCTCAATACTTGCACTGCAGATTTATCTGGTCGTTTATTATCTATTGAGTCTTAGTGAAAGCGAATTAAATGACCACTGACCACTTTGAATACAAGTCGACATCCCTTGGCTCCGCTTCACAGAAAGCCGGCTCCGTCAATCTCGATGAGATGCAAGGAATTGTTGAGTGCTTTGTAGCTGGAATCGGCAATAAAGACTCTGTTGGTGATATTTGCGCAAGTGGTGCTTTTACGAAGAGTCTTCAGCGCCGCAAGCCGCGTGTTGTGTGGGGCCATAACTGGAATGACCCAATCGGCAAAGTACTCGAAATTTACGAGGTGCCACCGTCTGACCCACGCCTACCACTAAAAATGAAGATTGCCGGAATCGGCGGATTATTTGCAAAAGTTCAATTCAATCTTCAGTCAGAAAAGGGCCGCGAAGCTTTCACGATGGTTGCTTTCTTTGGAGAAGAACAAGAATGGTCGATTGGATATAAAACCCTGCGCGCACAGTATGACCAGAAGTCTCAGGCAAACGTAATCTACGAGTTGGAGCTTTATGAAGTGTCTCCAGTTCTTCATGGAGCCAATCAACTGACTGGCACAATTTCCGTGAAGACAGATGACCCATACGGCGAAGATAGCTCCGTAATGATGATGGATGATGAAAAGCCGAACAAGTTGGAAATTGAAAAGCAACTCTCAGGAATGCTTGGCGCAAAAATATCGCTCATGGAAATGGACGACGAAAATCTGACATTTGCTCGTCGTGTGGCTGACGGTTCAGTTAAGAGATTCAAGTGTGGCTGGAGTCGAACGGGTGGTCGAATGATGTTCGGCCCGCCAGAAGAAATAGTGATGCAGAGACCGTCCGCACCACAAACAGCACCAATGATGGTTCCGCCAAATGAGCCAAGAAGAATGGTCCGCCCACAGCAGATGCCATCAATGCCAATAGCTGTCAAGCCAGGCATGGAGGGTGTTGTTGTTGTTCCGCTCCCTGCAGTTCAGTACGAAGAGGGCAATAACAAGCCAATAGATAAGAACAACCTCGATAAAGAGGAAGCGGACCTGCGTGACGCTTTGCTAAAAATTGTAAAACGCCACGGCAAGTTCAACGAAGACAAAGATGGTGTGTGGGCTGGATATAAACCGGCTTCAGAAAATCCCATCGCATCAATCGGGGTCAAGTGTGCAAATTGCGTGTTCTTCCAAAATGATGGGTCATGCAAGATTGTTGATATGGACATCGAACCAGAAGGCAAATGTCGTTTTGCAGTAATTCCAAAAGGCGTTGTCAATGTCGATGGAATTGCTAAAAAGGAATACGAAATTGAAGAAGACGCAAATTTCGATGAAGCTATTGAAGACCTAGAAGTTAAGTACCCTGGCGAGTTTGTCATGGCCATGCTTCGCGGAGCGGTAGGTAAGAGAAAAAAGAAGCGTAGCAAATTTAAATCACTTTCTGAATTTGGCAAAGATGACAACTCATTCGATGAGCAATACTGCATTCCGCTTCACCCAAATGACGCGTTCCGTGTCAAGCAAGAAATTGACCCAATTCTCGATTACTACATGGTTGATGCAGAAGTGGATATTGATGGAATCGTTCTCAAATCCGGGGTTAGTTTAGATTTTATTGAAGCAGTCGATAACGCTCTGGAAAACATAAAAAAAAAATTTCTAGATAGCTCTGAGTTTGAGTCAAAAGCGATTGGCCGAAGACTAGGAAGCTACGTTGGCAGCAGACTCATTGATAGACCATCAATCGGTGGCCGTCGAGACAGAAGAAATCGCCGTGGCGACATTGACATGCCAACCGGCGGAACACCAGGAAATCGACGACCAACGGGGAGCGACTTCGACCCCGACAACGATGGCTGGGTAGATGAAGGAACAACACGACCCCGCTTCGTCGGCGTGCAAGATGCAAAACCGGCAACACCGTCAAAACCCTTCTCTTCTGGAGCTGAGAAACGCTCACGATTTAATACTTCACGTCACGGTCTTGGAAAAGAAACCGAGAGTAAGTTTGGTGTCGCACCAGATGAACAGGCAAGACGAGAAGCATTTGACAAGACTGCACAGGAATGGGTTGATAAGGGCTTCGGCTGGGAGGAAGTGCCTCGCTACCAAACAGACAATACACGTTCCGCAGAGTTCTTAAGAGGGCGCGAGCTTGGGTACAACCAAGCAAGAAGAGCATGGCAAGGCGACGACAAGAAGCGCCCAGCAAAATTCAACGAAAAAGCAAAGAGCGGACAGGCGTATCAAGAGTGGTATTACGATTTTGTTCGCACACTAGGCACATACCTCGATGCAACAAATAAGTATTTTGCCGGAAAAG